GCGTAGCTTAGTAACAACACCTCGCGGCGTAACAACCGCGAGGTGGTTTTTAAGGATTAAAATATGGTCATCTACCTGCGCCACCCCGTCCACGGCAGCAAAGTTGCTATTGCAGAGGCTGAAGCTGAAGCGGATGAAAAGAACGGTTGGGAGCGTTACGAACTTGGCGCGTTGTTAACGCCTGTAAATGAACTGGCTAAACCTCGCGGCAGACCGCGTAAGGAGCTTGAAGAATGACCACCACGGCTGGCGATCAGATCAACGGGGCGTTACGGCTGATTGGTCAATTAGCCGAAGGTGAAACGCCTTCTGCTGCAACGTCAGCCGATGCGCTGACCGCGATGAACCAGATGTTGGATAGCTGGTCGTCTGAGCGTCTGTCTGTGTTCTCAACGCAAGACCAGATATTTACGTGGCCTGCTAATACCGCAACACGCACGCTTGGGCCAACGGGTGATTTTGTTGGCAACCGTCCGGTATTGGTGGACGACTCAACGTATTTCCGCGACCCATCAAACAATATCAGCTTTGGCATCAAGCTCATAAACCAAGCGCAATACAACGGCATTGCGGTAAAGACCGTTACCAGCACCTACCCGCAGGTCATGTTTGTAAACATGACAATGTCCAATATAGAAATGACGATTTATCCGGTGCCAACTAAAGCGTTGGATTGGCATATTGTCAGCGTCAACGAGCTGGTCGAACCGGCTACGCTGGCGACCACGTTAGTGGTGCCGCCAGGCTACGTGCGAGCGTTTCGATTCAATCTGGCTTCTGAGATTGCTGCCGAGTTTGGCGTGGAGCCGCCGCCCCAAGTGCAGCGAATTGCCATGTCGAGCAAACGCAACATCAAACGCATCAACAACCCCGATGATGTAATGAGCTTGCCTTACAGCATCGTGGCGACTCGCCAGCGGTTTAACATTTACGCAGGAAATTACTAACATGCCAAATATCGCAATTTCTGCTCTACCCGTTGCCACTTCGCAAGCTGGCGCTGATGTGCTGCCGATTGTGCAAGCAACGACTAGCACGACGAAACAACTGTCGGTTACCAATCTGTTCACCAGCCCGACGCTGGTTACTCCTGCACTGGGCACTGTTGCTAGCGGCAACATCAGTGCGTGTACTAGCACCAGCATGGTAATGGTTACGCCGGTATTAGGCACTCCGACCAGCGGCAATTTGTCAAATTGCACCAGCACCTCAATGGCGCTAACCACGCCGGTAATCGGTGCGGCAACAGGCACCAGTCTTAGCACTACGGGTAACCAAGTCATCAGCAGCACCGGCAAACATGGTTACGCAACAGGTGCTGGTGGAACGGTTACTCAAGCCACCAGCAAAGCCACCGGCGTGACGTTGAGCAAATCGACCGGCCAGATTACGCTGAACAATGCGGCACTTGCCGCAGATACGACGGTCAGCTTTACCTTAACCAACACGGTTATTGAAGCGGGCGACATTCTGATAATGAACCACATCAGCGGCGGCACTGCGGGTTCGTACCTGCTTAATGCACAGTCTGCTGCGGGTACCGCCAGCATTAACGTGCGGAATATCACCGCCGGTTCATTAAGCGAAGCAATTGTGATTGCGTTTGCAGTCATCAAAGCAGTCACGGCGTAATTGAAAACGCCCATCCTTGGCGGCAGCTATGTCGCTCGGTCAATCAATGCGGCAGACAACCGCATGGTCAACCTGTTTGCCGAAGCGATACCGGAAGGTAGCGGCGGGAAAGAGGCGGGCTTTCTGTTACGGTGTCCTGGCTTGCGCTTGGTGGCAACCGTTGGTGATGGCCCAATTCGTGGCTTGTGGGTCACCAACGGCGTAGCTTATGTGGTGTCCGGCAGTGAGTTCTACAGCCTGACTACGAGCTGGACTGCCACCCTGATCGGCACCGTGTCCGGCACCGGCCCGGTCAGTATGGCTGACAACGGCACCCAGATATTTATCGCTTGCAACCCTGATAGTTACATCTACAACGTATCCACGTTAGCGTTTGCACAGATTACCGACGTAGACTTCCCCGGTGCGGGATCGGTTGGCTACCTAGACGGTTACTTTGTATTCAACGAGCCAGACTCGCAGAAGTTTTGGGTAACCAGTTTGCTGGACGGGACTTCAATTGACCCGTTGGACTTTGCCAGTGCGGAAGGCTATCCCGACGATGTGGTTGCCTTGATCGTAGATCACCGCGAGATATTCCTGTTCGGCAACACCAGCGTCGAGGTTTGGTATGACGCGGGAACGCCTGACTTTCCATTAGCTCGGATTCAAGGCGCGTTCATGGAGGTGGGCTGCGAGGCTGCGTATTCGGTAGCCAAGCTGGACAACAGTGTGTTTTGGCTGGGTTCGGATGCTCGCGGGCGCGGGATAGTTTATCGAGCTAACGGCTACACGCCTGCGCGGATTTCGACCAATGCCGTTGAATACGCCATTCAGAGTTACGGCAACATCACCGATGCCATCGGCTACACCTATCAGCAAGACGGGCACCCGTTCTATGTGCTGATATTCCCGTCTGCCGAAGCCACATGGGTTTACGATGTTTCTACGCAGTTGTGGCACGAACGCGCTGGGTTTGAAAACGGACAATTTGTCCGCCACCGCAGCAACTGCCAGATGTCGTTCAACGACGAGATTGTGGTGGGCGACTACGAAGATGGGCGGGTCTATGCTTTTGATCTTGATGTTTACGCTGACGACGACCAGATTCAGAAGTGGCTGCGGTCGTGGCGGGCATTGCCCGCAGGTCAAAACAACCTCAAGCGCACCGCGCACCACAGCCTACAGCTCGACGCAGAAACGGGGGTGGGCTTGAACGCTTACCCCGCTTACGATGCCGAAGACCTTGCTACTGAAGCGGGTGACATCATTGTGGCCGAGTTTGTGCAAAGCTATTTGACCACGCAAGCCGGTGACCAGTTAGTTACCGAGGCCGGTGACGGTAATGAACCGTTGGTGACTCAAGTGCAACCCGCCGAGGATTACAACGGCTATGCGCTGGAAACCGAAGCCTACACTGCGGCACCGGGTTACGACCCGCAGGTTATGCTGCGCTGGTCAGACGACGCAGGGCATACCTGGTCAAACGAACACTGGAACTCAATGGGTAAGCTGGGGGCTTACGGCACCCGCACCATCTGGCGGCGTTTGGGCATGACTGAGAAAATCCGCGACAGGGTTTATGAGGTGTCCGGCACCGATCCGGTCAAGATCGCCATCATGGGCGCTGAACTGTTTGTCACGCCGACGAGTAGCTAGTGAACATTACCAACATCCCCGCGCCAAGGGTGCCGTTCATTGACGAGCGCACCGGCCTTATGGCGCGGGAATGGTATCGTTTTTTCCTTAACCTGTTCGTTTTGACCGGCAGCGGCAACAACCCCATCACGCTTGAAGAATTGCAGCTTGGGCCACCTAACCAGCCTGACTTGGCCGAGCTGCTAATCCAGATAAATCAGAACATCGCCCCGCAATACGAAGATCAATCGGGCGACTTTCTAAAGACTCTCGACACCGCGCAATTGATGTCGATGATGTCGCAGTTTGCGAATGCAGAAGCGGCTATCCAAGGGGCTTACCTCCAGCCGGTTGTGCAGACCGGCACGATCGCCAGCTACAACCTTGACAGCAGCCCAACAGCGGGTGGTGTGGCCTACGGCACCGGCCCTGCACTTGCGGTCAGTGCAGCAGGCACAGTGGGCCAGGTGTTGACCAGCGGTGGTGCTGGCGCGCCGACATGGGCTACAGATGGTGGTGGAACGGTCACCAGCGTGTCTGTGGTGTCGGCCAACGGGCTGGCTGGGACGGTAGCAACGGCAACAACGACACCGGCGATCACGCTGTCTACGACCATCACCGGACTGCTGAAGGGCAACGGCACTGCGATCAGCGCAGCCACTAGCGGCACAGACTACGCCCCGGCGACCAGCGGCACCTCGATCCTGTATGGCAACGGGGCTGGCGGGTTCAGCAACGTCACGATTGGCACAGGCGTTGCATTTGCTGGCGGCACTCTGTCTGCAACCGGCTCGGGCGGCACCGTAACGAGCGTGACCGGAACGGCACCTGTTGTATCGTCAGGTGGCGCGACACCGGCAATCAGCATGGCTGCGGCAACAACGAGCGTGAATGGTTACCTGACCAGCACCGACTGGACTACGTTTAACAACAAGGGTAGCGGCACCGTTACCAGCGTGGCAGCATCTGTTCCTGCATTTTTGTCAATTTCTGGCTCGCCCATTACCACTAGCGGCACTTTGGCAATTGCCTTATCTGGAACAGCTTTGCCAGTCCTTAACGGTGGAACGGGCGTTACAACCAGTACAGGCACTGGCAATACGGTATTGTCTGCTGCGCCTACGCTGTCCGGCAACGTCACACTATCCACTGGCAATCTGGTCATCGGCACATCGGGACAAGGCATCGACTTTTCTGCCACTGCATCAGGCTCTGGCACGATGACCAGCGAGTTGTTGGCTGACTATGAAGAAGGTACTTTTAGTCCAAGGTTTGCTGGTTCCACTACGGCAGGCACTTGGGCGGGATATGGGTTTGGTACATACCGCAAAGTAGGAAAACTGGTTGCCATTTGGTGGGAAATTTCTCAAGATGCTACCCATGCTTTAACTGGCGCCGCTGGTGATCTTATTATTACTAATCTACCATTTTCACAATCAGGCGAACGAGGTGGCATAAGTTATTCAGTATTTGTGGGCCTAAATCTTTCTGCTCTGGCAAATGCTTTATATGGTTATGTTACCGGATCAAATATTGTTTTGTCTATTGGAAATGGTGGCAATACATTTACTACGCTTACCATAACCACAAATTACACCACAAGTTCATTAATATATGGGTCAGCCGTATATGCAACAGCAGCGTAAGGAAAAATTATGTCGTTAACCAAAGCAACATATTCGATGATTAAAGGCGCGGTAATCAATGTTCTTGATTATGGCGCTGTTGGTGATGGTGTTACTGATGATTACCTAAAAATTCAAGCTGCGTTTGATGCTGCTGGTCTTGGTGATTATGTCTACTTCCCACCTGGAACTTATTTAATGTCAACGAAGGTCACGTTTGCGTGTTCTTTTGGCGGTAAATTTGGCGTCACGGCTGACAATCCAAATATTGCGCCTTGGTCTGGTACATTTTTCAAATACACAGGCAATGGAACCTGCTTTGAGGCAACTGAGCAACTATACGGTGCAGTTATAGAAAACTTTGGAATTGAACTAGCTGCTACTGGATTGATTGGCATTGATTTCAAATTTGGCGGCAATATTAATTGGGTTCGCAAGTTGATAATTAGAGCAACTAATCCTGTAACTCCAGCTAACTATGGCATTTATTTGCGGGGTATTAATCCTGACACCCTTGACCCAAACTATCACCAGCATTCTAATAAATTTGAACACATCACAGTTGCTGGTAATATGCTAACAGGCATTAAATTGGGTGATGAAAACGACCCTGATGCGCTTGCAAACGGCAACTACATTGACCATTGGGTTGAATATCTTGAACCGATTGACCCACTTTCTGCAAAAGCTATTTATCTTAATGGCTATGGGTCAGTAATTAATCATCCTGTATTGTCGGGTGCTGGAGCAACCATTCGTTTTTATGGGCAATGCGGTGGAAACGCAATTTGTGGTGGTTACTTTGATAGTGTTATGAGTACAGCAATTTATATTGATGCCCAAGTAGGCCAACGCTATGTTTTTCACGCATTGGGTTGTCACGGACTTACTGACGGTAAAATTACAGATACTATTGAACCGGCTGTTTCAACACGTTACACCACAACAGGTGAGTATACATCGCTGCCAATTATTAACACAACGGAAATTTCATCTTGGGACGGCGTTAGTAAAATAGATGCTGACCCGATTAAAATTACTCAAATTGAAATGGTAAATGAAAATCCTGGAAGCGTATCAAATAAAACAATTTTTTTAGACCAAACTGATGGAATATTAAAATTTAAAGACGGTACTGGAGTAGTTCACGATTTGTATTAACCCGTACCAGTTCGGATAACTGGAAACCTTAATGTTTGACTGGATAGTCAAATTGGAAACAAGGAAATATCATGTTAGAAAAAGTTATCTCAGTTGATCTGATTGAAGTCATTGAAAATGGCTCAATTCAAGTTCGCACCAAAACCGT